CACATTGCGTGTTGAGGATTGTAGCAAGGGCCGATAGTGAGCAGGATGTTCAACAAACCGAGAGTGGGGAAATAATCCGCATCAAGGCACATGAATACTTCACAAAAATTCCCTTCATCCCTTCTGCTGATGGCAGCATTATGGATATTGGTTACGGTGTACTTCTAGGGCCCCTCAATGAATCTGTTAATAGTGCCGTCAACCAATTGTTCGACTCAGGAACTATCAGTAACACTGCGGGGGGATTTCTCGGTCGTGGCGCAAAAATCAAGGGAGGTGTGTATAACTTTTCCCCCTTCGAGTGGAATCGAGTTGATAGCACCGGGGATGACCTGCGTAAATCTGTCATACCGCTCCCGGTCCGAGAACCCTCCAATGTAATGTTTCAACTCCTCTCCTTGTTGATTAACTACACGGAGAAAATCAGTGGTGCTGTTGACATTAGTACGGGAGGTAATCCAGGGCAAAACACCCCCGCCCAAACAAGTCAGACAATGATTGAGCAGGGGCAGAAAGTATACGCCGCTATCTTCAAGCGTATCTGGCGTTCCTTGAAACAGGAGTATAAGAAACTCTACATCCTCAATGCCATACACCTTCCCGCTGGTAGGATGTATTTTGCCGGTAGTGATACTTATATCAGTAAGGCTGATTACCTGGGAGATAGTAGTTCTGTCGTACCTGTAGCCGATCCAAATGTGATGAGTGACCAGTCACGATTTAAACAGGCGCAATTCCTTGATAGTGTTGCCCGTGGTAACCTTCTCTACGATCCAGATGAAGTTAATAAGTACGTATTGAAGGCAGCCAAGATCCCTAACATTGATAAGGTTTACCTCGGCATGAAGAGGAAGTTGCCGCCACCGTTGACTGAGAAGGTACAGATTGAGCAGTTGAAGGTGCAGGTAGCAATGGCAAACCTGCAATGGAAGAAATTGCAGTATATGTCATCCTTGTTTGAACAACGCCGTTTAAATGAGGCAAAGATTATAAGCCTGTATGCACAGGCAGCATTGGCACAGGAGCAGGCAGGTGGTGTAGGAGCGGCAAGTAATATAGAGGCCTTCAAGGCACAGATCGACGCCTTAAAGATGGTAAATGATTCAATCACGCAACAACAACAACAGGTAGGCGAAAATGACAACACTTCAGGACAAGCTGGAACAGGCGGACAAGGAACTATTCCTCAGTTGGAAGGACCATCCGGTGACGGAAATGCTAATGGAATGGGCAGCTCGGCAGCGCAGTAATTTGATGGAGCAATGGGCTGACGGGGGCTTAAGTGCTGCCTTCAGTACGGAAATGCTAGTGAAAAACGCAGGAGCTACTGGTTATTGCAATGCAATGAGGGACCTCCTCGGTATTGATTTTGTTGAATTGGAGGGTAAGGAATGAATACCAGTGGATTGAATCCGAAAGGTCGTGCCGTGCTGGTCAAACCCTATGAGCCGACAATTGCGCAGGGGTCAATTATCATCCCCGATAGTGTGAAGGCAAACATGCAGACCGTGGAGCAAAGGGCAATTGTTATTGCCATCGGTCCCATGTGTTGGAAGGAGGAGGATGTTCCTCGCGCCTCTGTTGGGGAACATGTCCTTATTAGTGCCTATGCTGGTTACATGGCAACAGGTGTGAAGGACAAAGAACAGTATCGTTTTGTAAATGACCGTGATATTTTTGCAGGAATTGAGGAGTAAGGTATGACTGATGAAATTGAGACTGGTGAGGGTGGGGAAGTTGAGGGCAATGAACAGGTAATTGCCCAGGCAAAGGAGATGGGTTGGGTACCTAAGGATGAGTATCGAGGGGATCAAAAGAATTGGAGGGATGCAGGAGAGTTCGTGGAGCGGGGTGAGCACATCCTCCCCATTGTCCAGGCAACAGTCAAGAAACTGAAAGCCGAGCTATTGACAAGGGACAGTGAAGTAGCTAGTCTTAAGAAAGCCGTAGAATCCTCCCAAGTCGCCATCAAGGCGTTGCAGAAGTCCTACACGGAAAGTACCGCACAGCAGGTTGCTCAGGCGCGTACCGAACTGAGGGCACAGTTGAAGGCAGCCAAGGAAGTCGGCGATGTAGATGCCGAACTAACCATCCTCGACAAGATGGATGAGTTGAAGGTTGCCGTCAAGGAGAGTAAGGAGATTGCAGTTGAGGAAGGGGATACAACGAAGAAACCTGCCGGCCTTGACCCCGAATTTATTGCGTGGAATGAGGAGAACGATTGGTTCGGTGATGATAGTGATGCCATCAATCGTAAACGTACTCGGGCACTTGTAAATATCGGTGCTGATTTGAGGGACGATGGGGAGAAGGTAACAGGTCGGGCCTTCATGGATAAATGCCTCAAGATTCTTGAGGAACGGGAAGGTAAGACCGGTCGGCAAGTGAGTAAGGTTGAGGGTGGGACGAATGGGACAGGGCAGGGTAGTAGTGGTTTCGCCTCCCTCTCAAAGGAGGCAAGGGATGCTTGCCACGAAGATAATGACACATTCGTAGGTCCCGGAAAGATGTTTAAAACCGTTAAGGAATGGGAAACTCATTTCTACAACAAATACAAAGAGAGTGAGGGTTAATCATGGCCGTGCAGAAAGAGAAATCGAATCCTTCCAATGTTCCCCTCTCCTTGCCGAAAGGATATAAGCCAATGACTGGCGGTACCTTGCGGTTGGAGGTACCGGAGAAGCCTGGTTGGCATAGACATTGGTTTCGAGGAGTTCCAGCACGGTTAGGTCAGGCAGTCCAGGCAGGTTACCGTTACGTAGATGCCGACGATGTCGATATTAACAATTTCGACCTCGCTGGTGATAGTAAGGACAGTGGCAATGGTGATATGGGATCCCGTGTGAGCGTAGGTAGTGGGGAGGGCCCCACCCGCATGTACCTCATGGAATGCCCCGATGAGATTTTCGAGTACGCACAAAGTCTCCTGGGAAAACAATCCGATGCATTAGCTAATACATTGAAGGGCGGTACCATAGGTAGTGATAGTTCAGGTGAGTCAGGCGAGGACAGGAAAAATCGTTACATTGATAAAAGAACTGGTAAGAACAGCCTATTCACTCGTAAATCATAATGGGAAACCCCTATGGCAAATGTAAATCGCCCTAATGGTCTGTCCCCCGTTAAACATCTAACTGGGGCGCCGTATAACGGCCAGGGTAACATCTATCAGATCGCAGCTGCGGATACCAATGGTTATGCCATTGGCGATCCGGTCATTAGTAGTGGCAGCGGCGATGCTAATGGTGTACCTGGTATTACTCTCGCTGCCGCCACGGGCAATATTCGTGGTGTTATCATGGGTCTCGGTACTATGGAAGGGGGAATTTTCAATCCCCTCAATTTGAATAGTACGGTACGTCCAGCCGCTGCTCAGGCAACTGACTGGTATGCTATCGTAGCTGACTCTCCTGACCTTATTTTTCGGGTGCAGGAACATGCTAACGGTACGCAACTTGCCGCAACTGAGATTGGATTGAATCAAGTTTTGTTCCTTGGAACGAATAATGGTTTCAGTTCCGGTTGGCAGTTGGCAAGTGTAACAGATGCAACGCCTGCAACAACCAGTACCCTGCAAGTTCGCCTGCTTGGATTGGATCGTAGTCAGGGCAATACCTTCGGCGCCAATGCGAAGTGGCTTGTCAAGATTAATGCCCACGAACTGTCTGCCGGCACTGCCGGTAACTAATAGGAGAATGATATGGCAGGCGTAATTAATACTGGTACCCACCCGAAACTACTTTGGCCTGGTATTCATACCGTATGGGGTCAGATGTATAATGAACATCCGGTGGAATATACGGACCTCTTCGAAGTTGAGAGTTCGAAGAAGGCTTATGAGGAGGATGTACAGGTCACTGGCTTTGGCCTCGCAATGGTCAAGGGGCAGGGCGCACCCGTCGAGTATGATGGTGAGGAGCAAGGTTACGTAACCCGTTACACGCACATTGCGTATGGCCTCGGTTACATTGTCACGCATGAGGAGATTTCGGATAACCTTTATAAGGAAGTAGCGACGAGGCGTGCGAAGGCAAACGCGTTTTCAATGAATCAAACCGTTGAGAATGTCTCCGCCTTCCTGTATAACAATGCCTTTTCCTCCAGCTACTTTGCAATGCCGGATGGCCAGCCATTGATTAGTGCAGCACATGTGCAGGTGAGTGGAGGTACATTCAGTAATGCCTTGACGCCAGGTGCTGACCTGAGTGAGGCGGCCCTTGAGGATATGGGCATCCAGATCATGCAGATGACCTCGGATAAGGGTTTGCGTGTGGCTGCCATGGGACAGTCCCTCCATATCGCCCCACAGGAACATTACAACGCGGAGCGAATCCTCAAGAGTGTCCTTCAGAGTGATACGGCGAACAACAACATTAACGTGTTGAAGTCGACCGGAGCCTTCCCGAAGGGTGTGAAATTGAACCATTATCTCACTCAGCCGAGTGCGTGGTTTGTTCGTACTAATGTGCCGAATGGTATGCGCTTCTTCTGGCGTGCTAAACCTGAGTTCGCTCAGGACAATGACTTCGACACGAAGAACGCGAAGGCGGCCAGCTACATGCGCTTCTCGCTTGGTTGCACTGATCCCCGCGGCATCTATGGTAGCAATGGTCCGTAATAGGAGGTGGTTATGGCTACTATTAAGAAGTCAGGCACCTACAAGGGAAAAAGCAACAAGTTAGGTCATGGTGGCCGTGCTGCTCAGATGAAGGCAGAGGGAGTTCCAGGCGGTGTCATTGGTAAAATGGCCCGCCTTGCACAAGCCGCTCCTGGGCAGAAAAACTATCACGGATCTAAGAAAGGTAAGAAGAAGTAAAGTAGGTAACAAATTGTTAGACGGTGTATAACGCTTCCCGACAATTAATCGAAGGGAAGCGCCTTTCCATAATGGCGTTTTCACTAGGACAAATATCATGGGTAATCCAGTACGTCTTACTGCCGGTTTCACTCAGGATGCACCTTATCAGCCGCTCGGCCAGATTGGCGTCCCCGATCCATTCTTCTATGCGTATTATGAGGATGACTTTCTTCCTTATAATGCTGCCCTTTATACGGCAACTGTGTCAGGTGGTTCCATTGCTGCTACGGCTGCTAGTGGTAGCGGCGGTCGTATTCTCTTCACCACCGCAGCAACTGCTGCAAGTTATCCCACAATTCAACTTCCGGTAGCCTCCTTCAAATATACGGCAACCAAGAAGTTGGCTTTTTTGTGCCGCCTTCAAATTACCAACACCACCACTAATACTTTCATCGCAGGACTCATTGATACAACTACAACCCCCTTCACAACCATCACGGATGGTATCTATTTCTTGAAGGCTGCCGGTACTACGAATATTGTAGTTAATGTGGTTTCGGGAAGTGCCACTATCGGTACTACTACCTTGTCGGGTCTTCTGACGGCAAATACTGATATTGACCTCGGTTTCTTGGTTGATCGCCTCGGTAACATTTTGATCTATGCAGGTAGTAATTTGATCGGGCAGCAGAGGCAAGATGTTGCAACACTCGGACCGGCGGGGAAGATTCTTGCCTCCTCCTTGACGGCTGCAATGACTGCCGTGCTGTTGAATCCAACGCTCTCCATTGGTAATGGTGCTACTGCCGCCGTAACAACTGGCGTTGCAGACTTCCTGTATGCCGCCCAGGAGCGTTAATCATGGCCAATACATACAACACTCAGGTGTTGCGTGATGGTATGCGGAATTTTGTTATTCGTGTAACTGGTGAGATTGACCTAACGGTAGCAACTCCAATTGACATTCCGGTAACGCAACTTACTACTGTCGCAACCATGAATCCTCCCTGCCTTGCCCTACGAGTGGATAGGGTTAAATATTCGCAACCAAATAATAGTAACCTCGACGTGCAGTTGTGGTGGCAGGCAACCACCAATGAATTGTTCTGGGGTATGTCTGGTGGCGATGATTCGGAGTTTTCTAACTTCGGCGGCCTCACAAATAATGCTAGCCCAGGAGCGACAGGTGATATTATGTTCTCCACAACGGGAATTGCTGGTACATCTACAACTGCCCTAGGAGCATTGACCTTCGCCTGCATTATTGAATGTACCAAACTTCAACCTATCTACCCGGCGTAACATATGACAAACTCCACCTCCAACACGGCATATGGTATCATCAATGATGCCATGTTTGACGCTGGATATTTGCAGGAAGGCGCAGAGGCGGACTCGGAACAACTTGCCATATACATGAGGCGCCTCTGCGATATTATCAACCTGTGGCAGACGCAGGGGATTAAATTATTCCTTCAGGAGGAGGTAACAGTTCCCCTTGTACTTAATCAAACGCAGTATGTTATAGGGCCAATTGGCCCCGCCGTAACAATGGATAAACCCCTTCAAGTATTGTCGGGGTTTGTTCTTAATACTTCCAATACAAGGCGACCCCTCGTCATACTGAGTAGGGATGAATGGGAAACTTTATCTCAGGTAACTGGTAATTCGGGAACCATCAATTCCTTCTTCCCGGATAAGCAGGCATATGCCCTTAATTTGAATTTGTGGCCTGCCCCAGATAGTACGGAGGTGTTGAATACTGCAACCTTCCTCATGAGGGTGCAGGCGAAGAATCCAATTCTCCTAACTGACAATACTGCCTTCCCTCAGGAATGGAGGATGGCATTGCGGTGGGGATTGGCGGATGATATTTGTACAGGTCAACCTGAATCAATTATGCAGAGGTGTCAGCAAAGAGCTACTGCCTATCGAACAGCATTGGAAGATTTCGATGTGGAGGATGCCTCCACAAGGTTCAATGTAGATAGTCGTTTTTATAACACGGTTGGGAGGTTTCGCTAATGGCACAATCCCCAACCGTTGCCGTTCCGGCACGACTTCCACTCATTGCAAGTCCTGAGAATAGGGATAGCTCAACTGCAAAAGATTCCCGTATCATTAATTGTTATGTGGAATCCTCTGAGGGTGGAATGACTCATATTTATAGGCGCCCTGGTTTGTTGACTTGGGGACTTCCTGCATCAGGTGCTGCCACGGGAAGGGGTGTTTATTACTGGAATGGTTATGTATATTCCATTTTCGGTACTACCCTTTATAAGGGGTTGGCATCCGTTGCAACTGGTCTTGATGGTACTGGCGGTGTGTATTCCTTCAATAGTATCCTTGGGGCAACGCCAAGGATGGTATTACAAAATGGTGTGCAAGGGTATGCCTATGATGACACCGCACTCTTAACGGCAACCCTCCATTCTATAAATGCAAACTATCCTGCCTATACAACGAAGGGACTTGCCTACCTTAACGGTGCAATATATGTAATGCAGCACTTCTTCGGTACGTCTATTACACCCGCAGTGATCTGGGGCAGCAAACCAAATAGTGTCTCTGTTGCAGGAGATTGGGACCCTCTCGATTTCATTACGGCACAAATTGAGCCTGATAGTGGTGTCTTTACCGCCAAGCAATCGGTGTATGTTGTTGCCTTGAAAGAATGGACAACAGAGTTTTTCAGTGATGTGGGTCATACAACTGGCTCTCCCCTTCAATTTTACCCGGCAGGTAAGTTGAATTACGGTTGTGCCTCCGCCGATAGTGTGCAGTCAATTCAGGAAATCCTATTCTTTATTTCAACGAATAGGGATGCCTCTAATCAGATATTGATGGTGGAGCAGACGCAGCCGAAGGTTATCTCAACTCCGGAAATTGATCGCCTCCTTAATCAAATCGACCTGTCGGTTGTGTACAGTTGGCACATCAAGGCAAACGGACACAACTTCTACATTGTTACAATTAAGAATGCCAATCTTACACTTGCCTACGACCTTGTGCAAAATAGGTGGGAACAGTGGACGGATACTAATGGTAACTATATGCCTATCGTATCTGCTTGCCGAGATAGTGCAGGTAATCATATCCTACAGCATGAAAGTAATGGCACATTATATTACGCCAGCCCTAATTATCTGACGGATGATGGCTCTGTTATGCCTATCACCGTTATCACTCCCTTGTGGGATGCAGGTACTTCAAGGAGGAAACAATTAGGAAGGATGATTTTTGATACCGATCAAGTGACAGGAGCAATTATGCAGGTGCAGGTAACGGATGATGATTATCAAACTTGGTCACAGCCTCGTAAAGTTGATATGTCCCTTCCTTTTCCAAAGCTGGATCATTGCGGGACATTTACAAGGCGCGCTTTCAAATTCACAATCAACAATAATCTTCCCTTCCGATTGAAGAATATTGAGTTGCAGTTTGCTGTGGGGACATTGTAATGACCTCCGTGCAGGTACAAAATTTAGCTCAGACACCAAATAAGATTCCCCTTGTAAATAAAGATACGGGGATTATT